GTATGTTGTGTCATCTGATCTCCTGATTTCAATGTTTAAATCATCCGCAGTTATTTCCATTTGGTAGCTTTTAGGCATCCAAGTTACAGGTAGGAAATCATCTGGGTAGGTAGGGGTGGTTGAGTGTCCCTCTTCGTTAACAGCGCCAACGATCAACCCGTTGCCGGCAAATATTTTGTTGTCGACACTAAAGAACCGTTGTTCTTCAACGAGCAATCCTTCGTCGTCAATGAACAGATCAGTGTCCGCACTTAATGAATGCACATCAAAAGTAGCACACTCCAATAAATCATAAATGGTAGCTAGCTCTAGCTTGTCGCCAGGCAAATCTACAACTCTAATTTCCTCTTTGTGAGGATCAATAACAAAACAATATTTAACTTCATTCATGCACAACTCCTATTTATTTGCAAAAAAATACGGTAGTTTTGCGGATAACTACCAACCGTTTTCTCCAGGGAGAAGAAATTAAGCGTCTCTTGATTCATACCAAGCGTCATCAAGTTGATCTTGTCTGCCACTTTTTATTTCACTGATTTCAGTGTCTAAATTATTACAAGCAGATTTAACACCTGAAAGCATAGCATGGTATAACCTACGCTCTTCTGAAGTAGTCATGCTGTCGTAATAGTTATAAAACTCAGTATCAATATCTCCTTTTAAACGCTTAATGATTGCATGAGCGTCGTGTAAATTAGAGCGTGGTATTTCAGAATCATTAATTTGATTGGTTTGACGCAAATTGTTTTCACCAATTAAACGCTGAAAGTTATCTTTTAAATGAGATAATTCATGAACTAAAATATCAACTCGATTAACTTCGTAATCTAAGTCTTCTTTTAGTCTTCTATTACTGCGTAAAACTACGCTAAAGCGTTCGTTTACATACTCTATTTTTTTAGATAAAGCGTCAGTTTTAGATATAAGGGCGCTCTTGACTCTGTCTTTGACTGAGTAGTATTTTGACGTAATGTCCATAATTTCCTCCTATAGAAATTAATTGCTCCCCTGTTATTTTTACTTCTTGCCTAGCACAGGGGAGCGTTGTTAACTAGGGTAGAAAGTGTAAGGCTTTTCATCCCTACATGGCTGTTAGGTCAGCAACCTTCACGTGGTTAACGATTCACGGACAACGGGCGACATAAAGGGGTCATCGGTTTAAGCCTAGCCCTTTATATCCCATTAATAGTGGTGCAGAACTTTCTGATTCGTTCAACCACCACTATATTATTACATAGAAGCCAATGTACCTTGGACATACTCTGCATTAGCCTCATTTAGTTTGCCAGATACTCTAGCACTAGAATCAGCATGCTTGTCAAAAGTCCATTGAGCTAAGCCTTGCAAATGACGTTGCACTGCAGATCTAACATTTTTAGGTGTTATCACTGCATTTTTAAGCTTGAACTCATCAGATAATATCGCAAGGACATCTCTGACTAGTCTAGCTTTACGGCCCATGCCAAATGCATTGTCTTCACGCGTAACTAACCAGTCAGGCATTTCCTGATCACTGAATCTAGATACATCGTTACCAAATTCTACAAGAGCAGTAAGATACTTACCCCAAGTAGCATTTGCAAACATCATGAAGTTGAAGCCAGTGTCACCAGCCTCATACGCAAGCAATGGTCGATACGCATCCACTAATGCTTTGACATCAGCGTCATACTCTTTAGCAAGCTTTTCACTTGCTGTTTTATCATTACCAAAGAATGGTGCAGTATCAATCTTTTTAGGAAACATATCCATAATGGCATTTACATGTGCAATGCTTGGGATAGGCTTACCGTTGCCATCAAGATCATACTTGTCAAAATACCATAAAGGCATTTTAACTGGATCCTGTTTGGCTCTTTCTTCAGAACCTACTGGATCACCATTGGTATCAGGAGAAGCGTCGTCTAAAGTAGACTCCGTTTTGTACTCCATTGGTGAAGCTTCACCGATATCGTCTGGATCGACGAAAGTTTGATTAGTTCTTTTACTCATATTGACCTCCTGTGGCGTGAGAGTAATTAATATTATCTACTAGGTTTGATTTACTAGTAGGATTACGATTAATAACTAGTAGTTTTAAACTTGAGATAGTCTCAGGTTCAGCTCTGTAGTTATTAGCTTGTTGACGAATAGATTCATCAATAGTTATTTCATTCATATAAACTCCTATATTTATTAGAATGGTTAGTAAAATGCACAAGCCCCAAGTAGTGGAGCTTATGCGGTTAAATGATTTAAAGCTAATTTGAAACTAGGTAGTAACAAATACTTAATAAAGCCTTAAATCAAAAGAGTTAAAAAGCCCAATAGTTAATTAGAGCTTTTAAAGTTTTATGGTCATAAGCTTGAAGTGCTGTTCTTAATCTATGCACTAATACTTTAGCCTCTTTTATTTCATTTGAGCTAAGATACATAGAATCCCATAGAAGATTCTCTTGTTTTTGTAGTAAGTCATAAGCTTTTGTTCGTACATCAAAAACAATATCTTTTGCAACTGCTTGTTGTTGTTGCTTTAATTCTGTTTCAAAGATTTTCTTTCTTAAGCCCGTTACTTCAGTTGGTTTATTCATGGCAGACTCCTAAAGCTTGGTTATTTGTCTTTCAGTTAGTTGTATGTCAAGTGCAATGCAGTCTGCGCATAACTCGACCATCAATCCGCCGTGGCCGTCTTCACATGCGACTGAGCCATCAGCCAACACCCACGCATCACATGAAAAATCAACTTGTTCTAACTCATGCACTGTGCCTTTGAATCGAACATCAGGAACATGTTTGTCGCATACTGGACAGTGTTCGCTTTGTTCCATTGGACTACGAAAAACAGCCATTTTGTCGTGTAAACTAAGTTTGTTGTAATAATTAGTCATATATTCTCCTGAATAAAAAATTAAGATCATAAAGAGATAGAGATCAGAAACCACCCAAGCTTGGGTTTAAGAGAAAGCTGGTTATTTAACAGAGCTAAAAGAACCAAGAAGCCAGACCGAAGCCCAGTGGTTTCTGTCTTTAAACGAATGTTCCACGTGTTCCACAATGTTCCACGTAAAATGGGCCTCGTGGAACACGCGAAAGGTGCTTGGTTACAGGATAAATGAGAAATGTTCCATGTGTTCCAGTACTTTTTGGTTAACAAAATATCAATAACAACGAACAACGGTCGACGGTCAGTCTTACGCAAGTTCTGTTTTTGACGGAACATTGGAACATTTCAGTGCTAGCACACGTTGAACGCGCATGGTTGCAACTGAAACTGTGTTCCACATACTTGTTCCACAAGGTGATTTTTGCGTGGAACATGTGGAACATTTTCTCACCGTGGTGCAAGCACCGTCCACATCACTACGTGATGATAGTAGTAGGGCACACGTTGAACGAAGCATTCAATAAAAAAAGCCGACGCGCTTCGCGTCGACATTTGCTTTAAGGGGGGTATGGGGGGAATCCCCCCATACGATGTGAATGCTTGATTAAGCTTTGGTGAAAAAATAGATGCCAGCTATCAGGGCGATAACTGAAACTGTCCATGAAATGATCATCATGGATAAGGCGATACATGCTAAGGTGTAGAGCATAATATTCTCCGTTTGTAATGGGGATGTCTCCCCTGTTGCTTAAGCCTATTGATTTTATCTAAGGCTAGTTCTAATGTTCGGTAGCTAGCGACAACTCGCTGTCTTCCGCAGTAGTAGTTATATGAATATACATCATACATATAAGTGATAGTAGTATTCCCAATAGCGTGGGGGACCGAAGCCCCCCAAGGTTTATATTCAAGCATTGTCAATATCTTGCGATTTAGACTTTGCAGGTAACGAACGCTGTGATCTATAACCTTCTTTGGTAAGTTCGGTTAATTTATCGACAGCGGTATGAGCACCGCCAAGCAGTTTGCCAGTACCGATGATAGTAAGGCTAGCTGTTTTGCCAAGTAGACTAAAAGTATCGCGGGCGATTCTTAAAGCTGTGGGTTTATCTAGCTGGCTCATTTGAAATCCATCGCTTTCTGCTCATTAGCAGATGTTGAAGATTCCTTTTTCTCAGGAACTTTGACATAGCCAACTAATTCGTTGGGTGCAAAGGCTCTACGCGTTGCGTCATTCTTTTGAGTTTTGCCGTTAAAGCAGTTTGTATACTCTTGAGAATATTCAACGAGTTTCACTTGAGGATGGATGTCCCCGCTTAGCGATATACCGCCAGTCTCTACCATTGATGATAGTTTAGCGAAGAACGCTGGGTCATCATCGTTGAAGTAAATGCTAACGCTAAGATACTCAGGAGCTGGTTGCCAGCCGTTAAGAGTATGTTGCTTAAGGCCCAGTTTTAGGTCAGGGCGTCGACCTTGTTTTGATTCAGACATAATGTCTCCTGCTCGATGAGCTAAAGATAGAGAAGAATTAAGTTTCTAATCTATATAAATCATAAAGAGATAGAGATCAGGTCCGACCCTGGAGGAGCTGAATTTTCTGAGACAAGGTTCCAAAGCTCTAAAAGTTAAACGCTGGATGTAGAAATCGGGATCGGGGGATAACCTCTTTGAATGCACAACGAGGAGAAGAGGAGAACGTGATATGGTATAGTTTTTTTATTAAAAAATTTTCACAAAAAAATTATGGCAGATAAAATATGTGATAGGTGTGAAAAGAGTCTACCTAAAAAAGACTTTGAGAATCATCGAAGGGTGTGTAGAGCTTGTGCTTTGTCACTTACTAATATTGCCAAAAGTTCAAGCCCCTATAAATATTTAAAAAATTTATGGAACCAACTTAAGTACTCAAGAGAAAAGGAAGAAGGCATGTTATTTGAAATAACTCCAGAACAACTTAATGATTTATGGGACAAACAAGACGGCCGTTGTGCGTTGTCCGGGATCATCATGACGTGGCACAAGGGTGGAGAAAAACGAAATACTAATGTTTCAATTGACAGAATTGACCCCAACATCGAATACATGATAACCAACATTCAACTCGTTTGTTGGCGTGTTAACTTAATTAAGCATACAATGACAGAAGATGAATTATATTGGTGGTGTAAAAATATAGTTACACACAAGGAAAATTTTTAATATAATCTTTCAGCATGCGATTACTAGACGAAGATAGACCCACAGATATGACCGAACAAGATAGAACTGAGTTACAATCTCACCTGCCTTATGCCGGTTTACAACTTAACGAGCTTTCGGTTCAGGAAGAGCGGCTGGTTTTGTTTCATCTAAGGGGAATGAGCAAAGCAGCCGCCGGACGTGCTGCGGGGTACAAGGACATGGACCGTGTTTATCAAATATTCAAAACCCCCAAAATGCAAAAAGCTCTAACCTATCTACGTAATGAAATGCGCGAAGAGGTAAAGTTCGATAAGAACACAGCAACTGGCATGTACTTAGAAGCTCATTCAAAAGCAGCCAACTCGACGGAAGAAAAGAACGTCGTTGATTCGTTGTGCAAGCTCCACGGTCTACACATTCCTGAACAAGCAACCATGATTAATATAAATGTAGAGAAAGTAGAACAGTTAGAAAAATTAACTGATGCGCAACTTTTGAAACTTGCCGGTAACGATACGAACTACTTAGAGCCAGATGGAAGTAACGAAGACTGAATGTAAAAGATGTCGCGGGCTCTATCCGGAGAACTTAGTTCTTATTGACGAAATTTGCGTATACTGTCGAGCTGACGAAGTTGAAGCAATACCCGAGCCCCAAAAACTGATTGATCAGAAGTCAAAAAAAGCAGAACTTTCTGCTCAAGCAAAAGCAGAACAAGAATTAGCGAAAAGAGTCTTAGCACGTAAAAGATTACTCCCATTTGTTGAACGATTTAATACAGACTATCAAGCAGGTTGGGTACACAAAGATATTTGTCAACGACTAGAGAAATTTAGCGAACAGGTTGCGAATAAAGAATCACCAAGACTGATGCTCTTTATGCCGCCTCGACATGGTAAATCTACGTTAGCTAGTATTGCTTTCCCTGCCTGGCACTTGGGCCGGCATCCCGAGCATGAGTTTATAAGTTGTTCTTATTCAGGCTCTTTGGCTATGAACTTTTCACGAAAAGTACGTCAACTGCTTAGAGAACCAGTATACAAAAATGTGTTTGAAAAATCTAGACTAGATAAAGATTCTCAGTCAGTAGAATCATGGCAAACAACTCAAGGCGGCGGTTATGTCGCAGCGGGTGTTGGTGGTGGTATTACTGGTAAAGGTGCGCACGTAATGGTGATCGATGATCCAGTAAAAAACAGAGAAGATGCAGAATCTGATAATAACAGAGATGCAACCTGGGATTGGTATACATCCACAGCTTATACAAGGTTATCCCCAGGTGGAGGCATACTTGTAATTCTTACGCGTTGGCACGACGACGACCTGGCCGGTCGCTTGTTGACCCAAGCAGAAGAAGGCGCAGACGAATGGGAAGTCATTCGCTACCCAGCCATTGCAGAAGAAGACGAAAGTTTTAGAAAAACAGGTGAAAGTTTACACCCGGAGAGATATAATGTAGACGCTCTCGAGCAGATAAGGAAAGCCATCGGCCCGCGCGATTGGTCTGCTCTATACCAACAGAATCCAGTATCTGACGAAGGCGATTACTTTAACCGCGACATGATCGCATATTATGACTTCGATGAAATCGATACTTCAAAACTTCGTTACTACTGCGCGTGGGATCTTGCGATCGGACAGCGTGACCGGAACGATTACTCAGTTGGTATTGTTGTCGGTGTCGATGAATACGATAATTTATTTGTTGTTGACGTCGTTCGCGGTAAGTACGATGGCTTTGAATTAGTAGAACAAATTTTAGACTTGTACGAACTATGGCGTCCGGGTATAGTGGGAATAGAAAGAGGTCATATTGAAATGGCCCTGGGGCCGTTTCTAGAAAAAAGAACAAGGGAACGGGGCCTATCTGAAGCTTACTTTAAAGACTTAAAAGTTGGTAGGAGAGATAAGGAGTTACGTGCACGGGCAATCCAGGGTAGAATGCAACAAGGTATGGTATACTTTCCACAAGATGCTGTTTGGACTGGACCGATGGTTGCAGAACTATTACGTTTTCCAAATGGTACACACGACGACCAGGTAGATGCCTTGGCGTGGATCGGTTTAATGATGACAGAATTTGCTACATTTTTTGAAAGACCTGAGCATGTTCCGTCGTGGAGAGATGGATTAAAACATTTAGTAAAAGATGGCAAACGTAAATCATCAATGAGCGCTTAATGGCAGAGTACAAAAATAAAAAAAAGAAGCTAAGTGAAGCTGAATCCTTAACCCTTGCAAAACGTCAATGGGAGTGTTACACACGAGCACGCGACAGCGGCCATGAAGAATATATTGATACAGCAAAAAAATGTGATGCCTTTTATAGAGGGGAACAATGGGACGAAGCTGACATAGCAGCGCTTGACGATCAGGGTCGACCAGCATTAACAATCAACACAATTTTACCTACAGTTAACACAGTTCTTGGCGAACAAAGTACGCGAAGAGCAGATGTACAATTTAAACCTCGTGGTTCTGGTGTCCAGGAAATTTCCGATACCTTAACAAAACTGTACATGCAAATTTCTGATAATAATAAATTAGAATGGGTAGAGAGCCAGGTTTTTGCTGACGGCTTAATTCAAGACCGGGGTTGGTTTGATGTCCGTATAGATTTCTCTGATCATGTAAAAGGTGAAGTTAGAATTACACAAAAAGATCCCCTAGATATTTTAATTGACCCAGATGCTAAAGAATATGATCCAAAAACTTGGAATGAAATTTTTGAAAGCAAGTGGATGAGCCTAGAAGAAATAGAAGAAACTTATGGGCAAGACAAAGCAGATAAGTTGCGTATGATTGCTGAAGTAGGTTCTACACTTGGTGCAGATTCTATGGAGTTTGAAGACGAAACTTACGGAGATACAAAAGGGGACTATGAAGGTTCTACTAATGATTATCCAAATAATCCAGAGGAAGCTAGAGCTTTACGGTCAATTAGAGTTATAGAAAGACAGCATTATAAATTAAAAAAATGTATGTTTTATGTTGACCCAGTAACAGGCGATAAAAGACATGTTCCTTATAACTGGGGAGAACGCAAAAAGAAAAAATTTGCAGATGATTATGGTTTATATATAACAGAAAAAATGGTTAAAAAAGTCCGTTGGACAGTAACTGCTGACACTGTTGTATTGCACGATGACTGGTCTCCCTATGACCATTTTACTTTAGTGCCTTATTTTCCATATTTTAGAAGAGGTAAGCCTTTTGGAATGGTTAGAAATTTAATTTCACCACAAGAACAATTAAACAAAATTTCATCACAAGAACTGCATATAGTTAACACAACTGCTAATAGTGGTTGGATTGTAGAGTCCGGTTCTTTAACCGGAATGAATGCGGATGATTTAGAAGAACACGGTGCGGAAACTGGTTTAGTACTCGAGTTTAATCGCGGTAGTACTCCCCCTGGTAAAATACCGCCAAACCAGATTCCCACCGGTCTAGATAGAATTGCACAAAAAGCTGCCGCTAACATAAAACAAATAAGTGGCATAAGTGATGCAATGTTAGGTACAGATGGGGCAGAAGTGTCTGGAATTGCTATTCAACAAAAACAAACTCGTGGCGCGTTAATGATACAAGTGCCATTAGATAACTTACGAAAGACTCGTCAGTATTTAGCAGAAAGAATTTTAAACTTAGTACAATCTTATTATACAGAAGAAAGGGTTATACAAATCACTGATGAAAATAACCCAATGAAACCAAAACAACCTATGGTTGTAAATCAAGTAACACCAGAAGGCCAAATTATTAATAATTTGACTCTAGGTGAATATGATGTAGTTATAGGAGATGCTCCTTCAAGAGATACTTTTGAAGAAACACAATTTGCTGAGTCTATAGAACTTAGAAAGGTTGGAGTGCCAATTCCAAATGATTTAATTGTTGAATACTCACACTTAGCACGTAAAGGTGAAATTGCAGAAAGAATTAGAATAGCAGAGGGTATGAACCCTCCAACTGAAGCTGAAATGCAGATACAACAATTCCAGCAAGAAGCTGCAATTAGAGCAACACAACTTGAAATTGCTAAGCTAGAAGCAGAAGTACAAAGGTTAAATTCTGAGGCACAGCTAAATATGGCTAAAACTCAATCCACTTCAAGTGATCCACAAATTAGAGTTGCGGATCTACAAAGCAAACTTCAAATGAAGAAAGAAGAGCTCGACTTACGTGAAAGGTTGTCAGGGATGACTAATCAAATAAGAAGTGAGCAAACACAAACAGCAGCGGCTGCAAAAATTGCAACCGCCGCCATGAAACCTACAGGAGGTAAATAAAATGGCTAAAAGTAAAAAACAAGATAACGCAGAAGCAAAAGAAGATATTGTAATGGAAGTTATGCCAGGGGCAGATGGAATTTCTGAAGATGAAGCAAAACCATTTGAAGTAGATTTAAATTTTGAAGAAGATGCTCCAGAGGAGGAAGCAGAAAATGAAGAAGTCGAACAGGAAGTTGACGCCGCTCCAGAAGAAGAAGTTGTTGCGGAAGAACCAGAACCAGAAGTTGCGGAAGAAGAAACAGTTGAACCAGAAGCAGTTAGCGAAGAGGGAGTGGATGAAAACAGCGAGCCAGCTTCACAACCAGATATTCCAGCAGTTGAAGGAAGCGAGCAAAGCCTTGACGGACAAGATAAAGTAAAAGCACCTATGGTGCCTAAGTCTAGGCTTGATGAAGTGTTAGCAAAAAACAAAGCTATGCAAAAACAGCTAGCAGAAGCTGCTGCAGCTGAAAAAGCCGCCGCAGAAAACGCTCCAGAGTATGATTTTGATGCAAAAGAAGTTGAATATCAGGATTTAGTGCTTAATGGAGAGACTGAAAAGGCCGTAGAGTTAAGAAATCAGATAAGACAAGCTGAAAAAGACCAATTTATGTTTGAAGTACAAGCAAAAATGGGTCAAACAGTGCAACAAAGTCAAGAAATGACTGAATTACAAGCAAAAGCGGCTGAAATTGAGGCTACTTACCCTATGTTAAGTGAAAATGACCCCTCTTTTGATGCTAATTTGCAAGCAGAGGTAGTTGAATTGCGAGATGCTTTTATGTCTCAGGGTTATTCACCTGCAGATGCGTTAGGAAAAGCTACTCAATATACAATTGCAGCTCAAAAACCAGAATTATTGAATCCGGCAGTTGAAAACCCAACTAAAAAAATAGATACAGCAGTCCAAGAAAGGCAACAAGTGGCTAATGTAACTAAAAAATTAAAAGCTGCTGATGCTCAACCCCCTGCAATGAAAGGTGAGAGTAAAACAGAAAAGAAAATAGATTTATCATTGTTATCAAGTGAGGAGTTTGATGCTCTTCCAGCCGAGACATTGCGCAGAATGCGTGGTGACTTTGGCTAAGGCTTGGTATAAGATATAAGAATTCGGTACTAATACGATAATTAGTGTGGGTCGTTCCACTAACAAACGTTTTCGCCTGTCACGGCGTAAAACTGATCGAGGTCATGTTCGTAAAACTATGAAAGCGTCTCCCCAACGAAAAAGGGTATACGGGTAAATAGCCGCTCCAATAAGTTGGCTAGGTATTATTTTTTTTGGAGGATAGCCCAATGGCTAACACAAACTTTAGCGCGTTGACCAGCGAACAATTAACTATCTGGTCACGTGATTTTTGGCGTGTCGCTAGGAACATGTCCTTCATTAACCAATTCGCAGGTAGCGGATCTAATGCTATGGTTCAGAGAATATCTGAACTTACTCAATCAGAAAAAGGAGCTAGAGCTGTATTAACACTTTTAGCTGACATGACTGGTGACGGTATCGTTGGAGACAACACCTTAGAGGGTAATGAAGAGACCTTAAGAGCCTACGACATTGTTGTACAACTCGATCAATTGAGATTTGCTAATAGACTTTCTGGTAGATTAGCTGATCAAAAATCAGTTGTTAATTTCCGTGAGAACTCACGTGATGCACTTGCTTACGCAATGGCAGATCGTATTGACCAATTAGCGTTCTTAACGCTTTCTGGTATTTCTTACACAATCAAAAACAGTGGTGCTTTGAGACCTGTTCTGACTTCAGGACAAAATCTTGGCGACATGACTTTTGGTTCAGATGTAACAGCTCCAACTTCTAACAGACATAGAAGATGGGATGCTACTAGTAAACTTGTTGCTGGTGATGTAACTGCAGTTGCAGCTGCTGACACCATTACTTATGAGTGTATTGTTGCTCTTAAAGCTTATGCTAAAGACAACTACATCCGTGGAGTAAGAGGCGCAGGTGGAGATGAGGTATATCATTTATTTGTATCACCTCAAGTAATGGCTGACCTTAAACTTGATTCAGATTTCTTGGCTAACGTCAGAAATGCTGGA